ACCCAACTGGTGCAAACAAACTCTATGCTTGGGATTCATACTGGCAAAGCATCAACCTACGCGCATGGTTTGACAATCCAACCAGCATTGCAACAGCATGGCTCGACTATACGCATCCAAATTTAACACTTGTCAACGCATCCTTCCTTGATTAAACTATCGTTAACGATATTATGAGCTACTGCACACCCTGCCCACCATGCGACACGGAATATCCGTTGTTGTGTGAACCACTTGAAACAACTGCCAATGGTAAACGATTGGTAGTGGAAGACTCTGCTGCTTGCCAGAAAACAATTCAGACTCCAGTAGCCCAACAAGTTTTGAAGACTGATGGTGCTGGTAATTTGACTTGGACAAACGGAGCGAGCGGAACTGTTTTAAGGAAAGATTCAACCGGACTGCTTGAGTTTGCTACACTCAATAGTGTTCTTCAATCTGGCCCAGTTGATCTTGGTAGCCAACCATTGACTACTACTGGAGCGGTTAGCGTTGGATCACTTGCATCAACTGGGGCAGTGACCGCAGCAAGTGTAACGGCATCTGGCGCGGTTACTGCAAATACATTAAATGTAATAAATACATCTGGATTGGGTTCTATAGAAGTAAGCGGAACTACAGGGGCATTTATTGATCTTAAAGCTCCAGTAACGGATGATTACGATTTTAGAATTGGATCAGATGTTGCTGGAGGTTATATTACAACAAGTGGAACAAGTGTAAATGGACATATTAGATTGCTTCCAAATACCACGGGTTCTGCAAATGTAGGAATAAATGTAGATAATCCGCAAAGAAAACTTCATGTAAACGGAATAGTTCGTTTGCAAGGGCTATCTACTTACGCCAACAACGCTGCTGCCATTTCTGGTGGATTGGTTGCTGATGATGTTTACAAAACCTCTACTGGTGAACTTCGTATTGTTGTATAATGCCAGCCGAAGGATCAGTCTTTGATGGATTCACAAGTATCATCGCGCAAGACGCAGATACTCATCCATCGTATTTACCAGAGTCTGTAGTATCAGAGTCGGTAAATAGGACATTCCGAGGTGGCATTAACCGGACAAGGCCAAGCATTCGGAACATCTCAATTATCGCTGGAGACGGACAAACCGAGACTATCGTTAACGATATTCTTGGTGGCAGCTTCCAAGGTGCGTATCCATATCGTTCAACCAACTTGAGAACAAACGATGGTATCCTGCTATCGGTATCTGGGATTATCTACTTTCTGAAGATGGTAAACAATCGGGCGTTTGCCTACAAGATTATCGAGGGTAACGATCCGGGCATGATGCACACATGGTTTGTGCAAGCCGAAGATCGGGCGTATATCCAAAATGGCTACCAAAATGCCATAGCATGGGATGGAGTATTAGGAACGCTGACAGCAAGCGAAATCCAAAATGGAGACTACTGCGAGATTGTATCAGTTGGGACTACCAACTTTACCTTGATCGGTGCGCCATCCAATACGATTGGAGTTAAGTTCACAGCAGTTATTACAGACACTCAAAGAGGAACGGGAACAGGAACAGTCAAGCTACCTGCCTACCGACTGAACCCATACTTGGCAAAGATGCCGATTGGAACGATCATGGAATATGCCTTCGGGCGAGTCTTCGTAGCTGATAGGCTCAATCAAATCTACGCATCTGACATCATCTATGGTGGTGGATTCACCGACACAAAGAATACGGAGAACTTCACAGAGATAGGATACTGGGCAGAAGGTGGCGCGTTCTCTACTCCAGCCATGATGGGGAATATCACAGGGATGAAGGTCATGCCACAGATCGGAACCAACCTCCGTGGGCAAGGTGAGCTTGTAGTCCTTACTGGTAACGGAGCATTCTCAATGGATGTCTCTCTACCAAGAAGCCAATGGAATACATCGAATATCCAACGCATCTCACTCCTTGGGCGAGGATGCACATCGCCATACCTTGGATTAGCCAACTCTGAGCTTTGGTTTAGATCACATGATGGTTGGGCATTCTACTCTAATAGCCAATCTGAATTTGCAAGATACTTCTCGCTTCGTAAACTTTCGAGGGAAGTAAACAAGTGGGTCGAGAATGACACTCCTTGGCTGAAGCAATTCGCTTCTACAATGTTTTTTGATAACTACATCATCAGCACAGTTTCGCCACAGACCTACCGCGCAGAAGGTGTAGAAGGACTGAACAGGTATCATAGGGGCATGGTAGTTCTCGATCTTGACCAATCTTCTTCACCTGCACCAGACGCACAACTTTCTTTCCGTTGGAATGGAATTTGGACAGGCATTAGACCAACACAACTTCTGACTGCACTGATCCAAGGTGAAAAACGGGGATTCGGATTCTCATTCGACAAAGACAACAAGAACCGACTTTACGAGTTCACAATAGCTCAAGGCGACGACTATGGGCCAAATGGAAGCAGGCAGATTGAATCCTTCTTCACAACTGGCAGGTATGATTTCAACCGAAGCGGGGCTACCAACAAGTTCCTCCGTAAAAAAATCACTGGTGGAGAAATGTGGATGAGTGAGATTAAAGGTGAAGTAGATAGCTATGTCGATTTCCGCGCCGACTCTAATCCTTGCTGGTCAGAACTGAAAGTGCCTACGACATTCGGGTGTGATCCATGCTCGCCTAAAGTAACTGAATGCTTCCCACAACGGGGCGGTAATCGCTATAAACGCTACAAGTTTAACACACCAGACCCAAGTGAGTGCAATGACTTGGCAGGCATCCCATCAGTAGAAGGAAGCGAGTTCCAAATCAAAGTCAACCTAACCGGAGCAGCTACAGTTGACCGAGTGCGACTGATGGCAAACATCAAAAACAACGATGACTCTCCGGTTGGCGACTGCCCAGAAGAAAACCAAGAATGCGAACCATTTTTGTGTTGCCAAGAAAAATATTGGAACTACAATATCGTAAATTAATCTAATGGACAATCAATCTTCGTCTCCAGCACTTACGTTTCCAAATGTTCCAGATGACTTCTGTCCAACTGGTAACTGGCAAAGTGTATTTCAGCAATTCATTGATGAGGTTCTTACTAACGGAACTATCAATGTGCCGGGATTGGGCGATGTAACTCCAGCGCAAGTTGCTCAAATCAACGAAGACCTTGCTGACCAGCAAACGCAGATAACCGCACTTGATACGCGAGTCGATGCTTTAGAATTAAATCCAACAATTAGGGTTAGATACGGAACATACTCTCCAATTTCGGCTGGAGACACAACATCCATTGGAATTACTTTTAGTTCTCCCCTACCAACTGCTGTTTATGGAATCTCATTGACTCCTATTTACGCTTCTGGGACTCCATTGACAACGCCGCTCTACACTATTGTTTCACAAAACACAGCAGGATTTACATTTCGCGTTGATAACAACATTGCAGAAATTACGAGCTTGAACTGGATGGCGGTTCATTCTTCGACACCATAAGCCATCACAAAGAAAATAAACATATGACACCACTAAAAGGAACAGACCCACGCCTCGTATCAGGAGGTTCACCAACTCGCGGAATGATCCGTGAAACCATGGGCAACAAGCCGAGCCTTGGTTCTAAGAAGCCCAGCGTTTACACGACTGCTGGCACTCCCAAGCAAGGCTACCAGAAATAATTATCGGAAACGATAATCCTTATGGCTGATACCCTCGAAGAGATGGTAGAGGTCGTGAAAGGGTTCGTGGGTGATAGCGGCGTATGTTCTTACGAAAGAGCCGTTAAAGCCGTGAACCAAGCGCGACGACTACTGTGGAATAAGAAAGCATGGTCTTCGCAAGAAGAGTATGTTCAGATTTGTTGCGTTGATAATTGCTTCACGCTTCCTTCTCGCTATGAGCAAATCAAACTTGCTTGGATCGGGAATGACTCAGCCAGCCTCGCTGACGAATGGTTCAATGCGACCAACGCTTTTGCTCTTCATGCGGATCATTCATGCCATAGGGGGATTATTGAAGTAGGCGGACTCCATGTCCTCTTCCGTGATTACACAACGCATCCATACCAAATCGGGGTAATGGCAGAGGAAGCTGAAGACATCGGCGTAGAGTTGATGTTTGAAGCGCAAGACCAGTATGACACCTACCACAAGGTTAAGGTAACTACTGCCAATCCTCCAACGCTGGCTAAGTCTGATCTTCTTGTGAAGGGGATTCGGGCAGTCAGTAAGCCGGTAACCAAAGGCAGGATTCGGGTATATGCCTACGATACAGCATTGGAAGCAAAGACGCTGATAGCAATCTACCAACCAAATGATGCTAACCCTACTTTCCGTAGGTTCAAAGCACCGAGGACTTGTGAGTGTATTACGCTCTACGCTTCGAAGAAATACTTTGATTTAACCGATCCGAAAGAACTTTGCGAGTTTGTTCCAGATGCGATGATCTATGCGGTTCTTGCGCTAAACTCCAGAGAAAATCGTAAGGCTCAAGAGTTCATGGCTAACTTGGCATTGGCCGTGCAAGAGCAGGAAAAAGAGATGGGAGGATACGAGATTCCGACCGCCGCTCCAATCCGCTTCTCTAACTACAGTCGGGCAGAAAACTTAATCGGGTCTGATCTATTGTCACCATCACCGAATGATTACTTTCTTTATCGATGACACTGACAATTCCAGACAAGTTTGATGCAAGGAGCGTAGTTGGATATGGTGATCCAGACTACGAACTTAACTTGATGGATGTTGAGATTCTAAAACTACCTCCACGGGAATGTCCATTGGTTCATAAGTTCACGCCGGGGATGTATATTCGGGAAATCTATATGCCGAAGGATACAATTCTTACAACCTTACTCCATCTGACAACGCATCCATTTTTTATCATGAAGGGTGATGTGACTGTCTGGTATCATGGCATCCCTGCCCACCGCTACAAAACAGGCTACAGCGGCATCACAGAAGCAGGAACGAGGCGTATGCTCTATACTCATAAGGACACGATCTGGACTACCTGCCATGTTACAGATTTAACTGATCCAGACGAAATTATTGACACGATCACTTCAAGAGACTTTAATCCTCACATCGCCAAGGAAGACCGAAGGGTTCAAAAGTGGCGGCATAACCGAACCGACTTAATAAAATGAGATTTCTTCTACCAGACCCATTAGGCAACGATAAGCATTCACAGATGTTTCATACCAGTGCATTTGCTATTGGCGCGGGTGTGGTAGCTGTAGGCGCGGCAGCGGGGGCTGGAGCTATCTCAATGTC